GGATTACGGCACATGACCCATCGGCTGCCATCAAATACTGGTCTCATTTGGCAAAACTCGATTTCCTCAAGCTCGTAGGAGGGTGGCTCTACCACCATATTAAATCCAAGTTTCAAGAACCAGGGGAACACATCGTCCTTCACCCTGGCGTAATCGCATTTCTCCATAAATAGGACACAATCATCCCCATTGTTGGCCAACTGACAGCGTATGCCATGAGAATCAGCAAAGGCCTTAATCATGGAACACATGAGAAGGCAATTGCCCATAGACGTATTCATATCACCTGACATACGTGTGCCAACAATGTCATACCGCAACTCACCATCAGGACATTCTCCAAAACAGTGGTTGACTTCTTGCATTTTAAGCAATTTACGGAGACGTGTCTTGTGCTTGCCGGAGAAATAACGCAAATAAACTTCATGCTCCCAACGCAAAGCTTCCAAAGACACGTGTTGATCAAACCTGGAGGCATCCAGCCCAACAGCGACTGGATCCTTAAACATCTCCCATTTTTGTAATATGAGATCAGCGATCTCATAAGCATTGTACCCTTTCATCACGGTGGGGTGTCCAAAGAGCGAGGACAGATCATCGAACAATTTCTTTTCAAGAGGCTTAAGATACCTGCCGACCCTAATATTAAAACGGGGGTCTCTTGGCGATATCACCCTGGGCACTGGATCCAACTTGCTAGTGCGATCAGTCTTCTCAAACTTGACAAACACTGATAGTCTCGCCTCACTCTCTAGATCAAACCGGGTGTTACGGATTTGATCTAAAGCAGTCAAGTAGCGCGATCGCTTGCGGCCCCGGTATTCGTTCACAAATTGCATGTGAGATATCGGGGCGGTCTTAGTAATCACTCCACTAAGGCTGCCCAAAACTCCAACTAAGGAGCTTCGGAAGTGGCCGCATTCAGGCCTAGGGGGCTCCACGAACCCTTCCCCCCCCTTCACGCGGAAAACCCTTTCAAGTACAGCTCGTTTCAAGTTATTGAGGCTATGTGTGAATGGCTCAGTAGTTATATCAGGAGCAACGCCCGCCACTCGTACGAAGCGTCTCTCCTTTGGGGTGCCGTCCCTCCCCCGCCACTGCAAACGGTTCTCGACTTCTCCGGATTTACC